TCGGCTATACGTTCGGCGGATCCGGCGCGAACTTCAATGTTCCAGACCTGCGGCGGCGCGTGAGTGTGGGGGCTGGCGGAACGGGAACCGCGGTGCTGGGAAACGCGCGCGGGAATTCCGGTGGCGAGGAAACGCACGTGCAGACGCTGGCCGAACTGGCGGCGCATACGCATTCGACGCCTACCGGGGGCGGCCTCACAAATTACGCGGATACGAACCCGGGGCCGGATATCTCCATTTTGAACGCTGCGGGCGTGACCGGATCCGCTGGAACCGGCGCCGCAATGAACATCATGCAGCCGTCGCTTGTGCTTAACAAAATGATCCGCGCTTATCGGGTCGCCTGAATCATGGCGCTGCTTAAAATCCGCCCGAAGTCTATCAACGTGGACCTGCCGCCAGAGCAGGTCGGGGATGAGGAATGGACTAGCGGCACTAATGTCACGTTTCGCGACGATTGCACGCTGTCGGCAAGGGGCAGCGTTCCTGTTTGGGGAACGCCGCTCGCGCGTCCGCGGTGGATGGTGTCAGTGCCTGGGGCGACGCCGAAGCTAATGTATGCGGGCGCGACCACGATGCTATGCGCGACCGATGGCACGACGCACGCGGATATCACGCCTGTGGGCGGGTTCGGGAACGGTTCGCCGCAGGGGAATTACACGGGAGGCCTTTTCAACGGCCTGGCGATTGCGAACGATGGAGTTCATGCGCCGTGCAGCTGGAACGGCGCGCTGGCGTCGCTCGCGGTGTCCGCGCCTGGTTATCCGGTGGGGGACAAGGCAAAGGCGCTGCGGCCGTTCAAATACTACCTGGTGCAGATCGGCGGCACGATAAACGGCACGGATTCGCCCTACAGCGTGCGCTGGTCGGTTTCCGCTGCGCCTGGTGCGATGCCTGCCAGCTGGACGCCTGCGGCGACAAATGACGCGGGGGACGCGACGCTAGCCGGTGCCGCGGAACCGCTGGTAGATGCGGCGCCGCTTCGCGATTCGCTGCTGGTGTTTGAGCCGCACGCAACCTGGCAGCTGTCCTACGTGGGCGGCGTGTTCGTTATGAACAATCGCAAGGTGCTGAACACGGCGGGGCTGTTGTCGCCTAGCGCCTGGGCGTCGCTTGGGTCGGAGTGCATTTTTGTTTCGGATGGCGATGTCCTGCGCACTGATGGCCAAACGGTGCAGAGCCTGATTTCGCGCCGGATGCGCTCTGCGATGTTTTCGGTGCTGAACAGTTCGGCGCGTGACCGCGTATTTATGGCGGTGAATGCATTTGCCAAACAGGTTTACGTTTTCTTCCCTACCGGGACCAGCGAGATCTGCACGCGCGCGCTGGTTTGGGACTGGGAGGCCGACAAAATCGGCATGGTGGATTTCATGCAGCAGCCAGGCACGGCTATTCCAGGGTACGCATTCGCCTGCGCGGCGTTCCCTGCCGCGGCGGATCCGCTTACCTGGGATTCGGACGCGAACGCCTGGAACGTGGACCTGCAGGCGTGGAATTTCGGCGCATTCGCATCGGGGCAAGGGATCCTTGTTGGATCCAGGGCTGGGTTTGATCCGGTCGGCCAGTTCGATTCGATTTCGCAGCTGGTGGTTTCTCCCGATGGACCGCTTGCGGTGATCGCAGCTAAGGACAAGATGGCGCTGGGGGATCCGTCCATCGTTAAACAGGTGACGCGGATCTATCCGCGAATGCAGGGTCCAAGCGGCACGGAAGTTTTCTGGCGCGTCGGCGTGGCGGCGGATCCTGGTGCGCCGACCAGCTGGGGGCCGGAAGTGTCATTCAAGATCGGCCAGTCGCACAAAATAGATTGCCGAATGTCCGGCCGATATGTTGGCGTCCAGGTGCGCTCTGCCACGAATAACGCCTGGCAGTGTTCCGGGTTTGACATCGAATTCCAGGCCGCGGGGAAACGCTGATGCCTGCAGATCCTTTTTCCAATCGTTCGGGCGGTAGCCGTCCGGAGAAAGTTCCAGCGACCGGCAATCCGGAACTTGAAGCGTTTCTAGAGCGCGAGCTGATGCGGCTGTCGGAAGCGATACAGGCGGGCGGCACGCAATATCTGACGCTGCCAGAATTGCAATCCGTTCCGCCGCGCGTGTTCAATGGTTTCCTGGGCTACTTCGCCGCGGGCGTGGTCGGCGGCGCCGCTGGTGTTTACTGCCGCGAAGGCGGCGCATGGGTGAAGCTATGACGCCAGGCGGGGAAAACGTTGTGCTGAACTGGCTTGCGCGCGATGCGGCCATTCTCGCGCTGTCGAATCACGAAACGCTGGGCTGGCTGCTGGATGGCCTGGCGGTCGCTGATGTCGGGATCCCGCTTGCCGATGTCCTGGAAGCGGTGAGCGATGGCACGCTGCGCCTGGTCCTGGTGAAAGTGGCGAACAATCCGACCGCGGCGGTGCTGCTGGAAATCGCGACCGCGGGCGAGCCGCCGAAAAAAACGCTGTCAGTAGTCGCTGCGGGCGGATCCAAAATGCACGCCTGGCTGCATGATGTGCAGCACGCGCTGCGCCTGATCGCTGCGAATGAAGGCTGCGCGCGGGTGGTAGTGATCGGGCGGCCTGGCTGGGAACGTGCGCTGCGCCAGTTCGGCTGGAAGAAAACCGGCGCAGTTATGGAAATAGAACCAATCGCCGCGACGCGGCACTAAGGGGCAATCATGGGCGCATCGTTCGGAAAATCGAAGTCCAAGCAATCAAGCGAATCCAGCAGCAGCCAGGACGTATGGAACCAGCAGGCGCCGTTCCTGCAGGGGCTTTACGAATCCGGCAAGGCGATGCTGGACCAGCAGATCGGCAGCGTCGGCAATTTCACGAACCAGGTGCAGACCGAAGCGATGGCGGCCTGGCAGAAAATGCTAGGCGGCGGCCAGGGAATGAACGACGCGCTGCAGAATTACATCAGGCAGGCGCAGGGCCTGGCGTCGGAAGGATTCAGCGAAAACGTGCTGCCTGCGCTTACCGCGTCGGCAATCGGCGGAAACAACCTGGGCGGAAGCCGCGGCGCGATTGCCGCGGGCATCGCTGGGCGCGACGCTGCGCGCGGCCAGGAGCGCATCGCGACGGATCTGACCAGCCAGGCATACGGCCAGGACCAGAACCGGATCCTGCAGGCGCTGTCCATGTCGGGCGGCCTGGCCAGCCTGTCGGGGAACAGCTGGGCGCCGCTGCTGGCCTATTCGAATTTGCTGGGCAAGCCGACCGTGCTGGGCGAAAGTTCGTCCAGCAGCGAAGGCAGCGCGTCCGGATTCAATATCGGCATTGGCATGGGGAGAACTTAAATGCTGCCGCTTTTGTTGTTGGGCGCGGGCCTGGCGGGCCGCGAATACCAGGACCAGGCGCGCACAACGCAGGCCGCCGAAGCGTTCCGCGGCGCGCTGGGCGATGCGCCGGGGCCGTTCGCTGGGCAGGGAAATCTGATGGAAGGGGATCCGGCGCAGCTGTCCGCGGGAACGGGCCTGCGCGGTGCGGTCGCTGGGGATCCTGCGCTGTCGGGGATGCTGCAGCTGGTCGCGGCGATGGCGGGCCAGCCTGGCGTGCAGCCGCAGCAGCTGCTGACGCTGGCTGGCCAGCTGGCAAGCCTGCAGCATGGGACCAGCCTGCAATCGCGCGCGCTGGACGAGGAACGCTACCGGATGTTTTCCGGCCAGGCGTTCCAGCAGGACCAGCAGGAACGGCAATTCGACCAGTCCTGGGCGATGCAGGCGAGCGCGCAAGATTTCCAGAAATGGGAAAACGACATCGGGCGCCGCTTCACTGAGGCGCAGCAGAAACGGCAATTCGGGGAGGCATGGGCGCTCGCGCAGTATCACGAACGCATGACGAACGCGCGGCAAGAGGCGACGATGCAGAACGCGGCGCTGGTCGCGCCGACGCGGCCATATTTCATTCCATCGCCGCAGGGCGTGCGCCAGGTGGTCGGGCCGTCGCCTGGCACGCAGGACTATGCGAAAGGCGTGCAAAACGTCGGGGAACTTAAGCAGATGGCGGGCACGGTGGACGAACTGCTGACCAGCTACCGCTCGCACAACGAACAGGGGCGCGAGTATGGCGGCCTGACTGGCGGGCAGCAGATGCAGCTATACGACCGGATCCAGGGGTACGTTTTCAAGCTGCGCGACATGGGCGCACCGCAGGCCAAGGAACTTGAAAATTTCCAGAATCGCTATCCGTCGCCCGATGCGTTCTTTTCCAAGTTCTTTTCGCGGGATCCGTACCTGTTCGGCGTGATGGAAAAAATGCGCGACGAAATCGGGCAGCGGCATGATCTGGCGGTGCAGGCGAATCCGTGGATTGTGACGGTGCCGCGCGTCGGCGGGGATCTGCCGCCGATGCCGACCAGGCGCAGCGTAGGGGAGCGGGAACTTAACGCAGCGCCTGCCGATGTCGCTAAGCGCCTGGTGCCGTATGCGCCAGGTCGCACCGCGTCGGGCAGGATAGGGGGGCAATGATGGCCGACAATCTTTTCCAGGATCCGCAGACCGGCAAGGTGTACCGCAGGACTGATGCCGGATATGTGGAAGTCAATCCGGCCGCAGCTGAAACGGGACCGGCAGAGGCCGCGCTGATCGGCGCCGGCGCAATGGCGACCGATGTCATGCGCGGTGCGCAGATGCGGCTGGGCCAGGTGACGGGCAACGCGCGCACGTACTGGCCAGCGGCGCTGGCGGGCGAGGACGATGCGGGCGCCCGCGCGGATCTGATGCAGGAACAGCCAGCCGCGTTCGTGGCTGGGCAGATCGCGCCTGCGCTCGCGCTGCCGATCGGTGCGGGCATGGGGATAGGCCGCGGAGCGCTTACGGGCGCGGGCCTGGGCGCGCTGACGCCCGAAGGTGATCCGATGTCCAGCATCTATCTAGGCGCGGCGCTGGGCGCGGTCGGGGGCGTTCCTGGCAGCGTTCGGGCCTGGCGGGAAGGGGCACGGCCGCAGACGCGCGCGGAGCGCGTGGCGGGCCTGATAAGCGCCAGGGCGCAGGGCATGGTGGACGAAGCGGGCGACGCGGCGGCGCTGGGCACGCGGCCAGCTGCGAACCGCGGCCTGGCCAGCCTGGACGAAATGGGCCAGGCGCAGGCGGGGCATGATCTGCGCGCGCGCATGGCGGGCGTGGAACCAGGTGTAGCGCGGGACGCTGAACTTGCCGCGCGGGGCTACGATCCCGCGGCGCTCGCGGGCGTGGATCCGGCGCTGTTGGGCGGCCAGGCTGCGCAGCGCCAGCTGTCGGGGGTGCAGCAGTGGGCGCTGGAAACGGCCGACCGCCTGGGATTCAAGTTGACCGCGGGGCAGCGTGCGCAGAATCCGGAATGGCTGATGGCTGAAACATCGTTCCGGCGCACGCCCGTTTTTTCCTCTGGCTTTTCGCAGCTGGACGATGCGAACCGCGGGACCATGAACAAGATTATTTCGCGCGCGCTGGAAGCGCCCGAATCCGGGTCAATCGACAATGCGACGCTGAACGCTGGGCATGAGTTCGTGAGCCAGGCGTTTAACAAGGCGGCAGAGGCCGCGCGCGCGCGCGGCGGCGTGCCAGCTGGCGGGCTGCAGGCGCAGCTGCAGGGGATCATTGACAAGTGGGCGGCGCGCGATGTGAAGCTGCCTGGCACGGCCTGGCTGGATGCGTCCATGTCGAAAGCGAAGGGCGGCAGCGCGACGATTGATCCGGACGGATTGCTTGCCATGCGGCAATCGCTGAACACGCGGATCCGCAGCGCGATGCGTACCGGCGAATCCGTGCCGGTCGCTGGCCTTGAGGAACAGATCGCAGCAATCGACGCGGCGATGTCGGCCGCGGCGCGCAGCCAGAGTGAGGCGCTACCGCGCGCGCGCGAAGTCTATCGGCTGCTGCTTGCGCTGGAAAAGCGCGGCGTGGTCGCGAACGAAGGGAACGTAAATTATCAATCGCTCTATAACAATTTGCGGTTCGGTTCCTACAAGGGCGAAATGATGGGGCGCAAGGACGTTTCGGGCGGGATGCGCGACCTGGTGGATGCGATGCGCGCCTGGCAGACGGTGCTGCGCGACATGGTGCCGAATAGCGGCACGCCGACCGGCCTATCCATGCAGCAATTCATGGCCGCACCGCTTCGCACCAGCGCGCAGGCGCTGGGCGGGCGGATCCTTTCGCAGATCTACACTTCGCCGCGCATGGGCGGGGCGGCTGCGCGCCTGCGCGCGGCGACCGATGCGCGCCAGGCGCAGCAGGTGTCCGGATTGTGGGGGTCCATGTGGTAGGGCGGGCTGCGGCCTGGTGCGCGGTCCTGGCGCTGGAATTCGCGGGCGCGGCGCTCTGCGTTGCGGCGCTCGCGGGCCTGGCTTTCCTGGGCGGAATTTTCTACCAGGTATATTTCGCATCGTGAAAAATTCTCGAGCATTTTTGCGCGACCTGGCGCAAGTGCTGGCCGAAATGCTGGCGCTGCTTTTGATCGGCGGCGTCGGGGCGCTCGCGCTTGCGGTCCTGGTCCTGCCTGGCTGTTCGCTGCAGATGGAAATAAAAATGCAGTGCGATGCGAAATGCCAGGGGCCGTGCGAATCGAAATGCCTGATTGAAGGCGAGCGCGCGCTAGATGCGAAGCTGCCGAATCCGGTGCCGATGCAATGAGGCCACTGTGCCGCGGCTGCGACAACCTGCAGGCGCTGGACGATGCGCGCCTGGTGGACGCTGGATTTCAGCGCTGCCGCCTGTTGCCGCCGTGGACCTATCTATCGCCTGGCCTGGCGCGCTGCGCTTTCACGCCGTCGCAGCATACGAAATGCGCGGGCGCCGCGGTCCTGGTGGATCCGCCGCAGCTGCGCCAGGATTTCAAAGAGCATTTATCTAAACCTGAGTTCGTGCTGACGCGGCAAGCGCCGCGCAAGCAATCGAAATTGATCTGATCGGAGGCGAGCGCCATGCGGAAAAACGAAGTGGACTGGAACGCAGTGCAATCGGGGGCAGTGACCGGCAAGCGGTTCCTGCTGCTGCAGAAAATCGGCCAGCTGGACAAGCTGCCTGGCGGCTGGTGCTGGGCCAGCCAGGCGCAGCTGGGCGAGTGGATCGGGCTATCGCGCCAGGCGGTGAGCGGCGGCTGCACGGTGCTTGCGGCGCTGGGCCTCATTGCCAAGCGCACGTTCCGCACGTTCGGCGCCAGGTTGAAGTGCAGCTATCGGCTGACGGATGCTGGGCGCGCGGTATTGCGGCGCGGCATCGCCTGCATTTTCGGGAAAAACCCTTTGCAATCCACCGTGTCAGGGGGGGTGACAGAACGAAGGGCCAATGCATTTAAACCAAGGCTTTTCGTGAATGGCGCCGCGAACGCAGCGCACCAGCTGCAGCTGTGGATAACTTCAAAGGCGAAAAGCGCTTTCAGAGAACGTGCGGCACCGCCTGCAACGCCCGATCAGCTGGCCTGGGAAGCGCGAACAAGGGCGGAATTCATCGACCGCGCACGGCTGCGGGGAATGGCCGTCTAGGGCCGTCCGGCAATGTCCACAATTGGCGAAAAAACAACGGGAAGCGCAGAATCCGCCGCAATGGACCAGGCAGCCGCCAGGAATTCAAACGGGATTCAACCAGCGCCAGCTGGCCGCGGCGGTGCGCGACCTGGTGCCGGTCGGCCGAAGTCACTTGCGGCGACCGCGGCGACGCTGCCCGCTGATGCCTGGCTGCGGTTCGAAACGCTGCTGCGCAAGGCGGCGGCGAAGGAAATCACGCCCGCGGTGGTCCGCAAGCTGGCCAAAGATGATCCCTGGCGGTTCCTGGAACGGGTGCTGATGCCGCTGATCGGGATGCGCTACCGCACGCCAGGCGCGCGCCTGGGCGTGAGCCTGGGCGAAGGGGCGACGCGGCAGCAGTTCGTCCTGGACCTGGGCGAGCCGGACGGCCGCACGCATGACGCAGGCGACGCTCTGGATGCGCTGCTGGGCATGACGCAGGGCCAGGTGATCGACCATCAACCTAACGCCGAGGGGCGCGACCAGGACCGCATGGCGTGAGCGCCACGGCCACAGAAACGCGGTTCCGACCTGGGCGCGCGGTGCGCCAGTTCATCGTTTCGCGGTCGCGCGTGAAGGGGATCCGCGGACCAATCGGCAGCGGTAAGACCAGCGGCGCACTGTGGGCGATGATGCAGGAAATCCATGCGCAGCCGCCGATGGTGGATGGCGTGCGGCGCGCGCGCTGGCTGGTGACGCGGAACAGCTACCGCGAACTGGCGGACACAACGCTAAAAAGTTTTTGGGACTGGTTCCCGCAGGACCAGCTGGGCGAGTTCTACCAGGGCGACATGACGCAGCTGATCCGCGCGCCTGGCCTGGAAGCGGAGATCCTGTTCCGTTCGCTGGACCGGCCGGACAGCGTGCGCAAGCTGCTGTCGCTGGAACTGTCGGGCGCCTACGTGAACGAAGCGCGCGAGTTGCCGCTGTCAATCGTGCAGATGATCGAAGGGCGCATAGGGCGCTATCCTGCGCGGCGCCTGGGCGGCGATGGCAGGCGAATGCTAATCATGGACACGAATCCGCCTGACGTTGCGCACTGGTGGCCAGAAATGTTCGAACGGGTGCGGCCGGAAGGCTGGGAACAGTTCGTGCAGCCGTCCGGCCTGGCGCCCGATGCGGAGAATCTCGACAACCTGCCGCCGAACTATTACACGGACCTGATGGCGGGCAAGAGCGAAGAATGGATCCGCGTGTACGTGAAGGGCGATTACGGATACCTGGTGGACGGCAAGCCAGTGTTCCCGGAATTCCAGCCGAGTGTTCATGCGGCGGCGGAAATAGATTGGGACGGTTCGCCCGTTGTGGTCGGCCTGGATTTCGGATTGACGCCAGCCGCGGCAATAGCGCAGCGCAAGCCTGGCGGCGGGCTGGAACAGATCGGGGAACTGGTGACGCAGGACACAGGCGCCGCGCGGTTCGGGCAGCAGCTGGCCGCGGTCCTGGCCAGCACGTACCGCGGCAAGTGCGCGGGCATTTGGGGGGATCCTGCGGGCGACCAGCGCGCGGGCACTGACGAAAATACCGTTTTCCAGGTGCTGCGCGCGCAAGGGATCCAGGCGACGCCAGCGCCGACGCAGGATCCGATGATCCGGCGCGAATCCGTCGCGGGCCTGATGGTGCGCCTGGGCATGGGCGGGCAGCCAGCGTATCGCGTGAGCGCTCGCGATTGTCCTGTCACGGTCAAGGGCCTGTCGGGCTGGTATCGCTACCGGCGCATCCTGTCGGGCGGTGTAGAGCCGCGCTGGATGGAAGTGCCGGAGAAAAACATTTTTTCGCACGTTTGCGAAGCGCTGGAATATCTGTGCGTCGGCATAGGCGAAGGCAGGAACGTCATTCACATATCGGCAGCTGCAGGGCGCAGGGATGCGCCGCGGCGCCGCGTCGCGGTGATCTAAGGGGACAGCATGGGCAACGCAGCCAGGACGTACAGCAAGCGCCAGGTGCAGGGGATCTGCAGCCGCGAATTGACCGCGGCAATCGGCTACCAGGCGGACGAAATCGAAGCGAACCGGCAGAAGGCGCTGCAGTATTACAACGGCGCACCGCGCGGCGACGAACAGGAAGGGCTTTCGAAGGTGCAGAGCCTGGACGTCGCGGACATGGTGGAAGCGGTGCTGTCGTTCATGGTGCCCGCGCTGACATCGCAAAGCCTGGTGCAGTTCGTCGCGGTCGGCGCGGAGGACGAAGAACAGGCCGCGAAGGAATCGCGCATAGTGCAGGCGATGGTTCGCAGCGGGCAATCGAATGCCTACGTTGCTATCCAGGTCGCGGCGAAGGACGCGCTACTGCTGCGCAATGCAATTCTGAAATGCTGGATCGAAACGGATAGCGAAGTGACGCGCAAGACGCTGCGCCTACCTGGTGACGCCGAAGGGCCGGACCAGCTGACGCTGGGCCAGGTTATGCAGGGGCGCGACCGGCCGGACCAGGAAAAGGTGATCGCGAGCATGAAGCGCGAACCGAAGGCGCGCGGCGGCGAATGGCTGGTGGAAGTGAAAACCACGAATTACAAGCGCACGCTGCGCATGGACGCGGTGGATCCCTGCAATTTCTATTTCTGCAGCGACGCGGCGGGCATGAACGTGGACCTGCTGCGGTTCGTGGCAGAGCGCCAGCTGGTGAGCCGTTCCGACCTGGTGGACGAAGGCATTGACCAGGCGACGGTGGAAGCGCTGCCGAAGGCGGGCGCGGCCAAGCGCCAGGACGTACAGGCGCGGCGCCGGTATCAGAGCGACCAGCAGGCCGAAGATTTCTGGCAAGAACTGATCGAAATCAATCGCTGCTATCCGCTGCTGGGGACCGGCGAAGGCGGGCGCAGTGAACGCTGGTGCGTGACGATGCAGGGCACGCAGAAGCTGCTGCAGCGGGAAAAAGTGCGCTGCGTTCCGTATGCGGTCGGCGCGGTGCTGTTCCAGGGCCATTCGTTCCAGGGGATTTCACTTTTCGACAAGCTGCAGGAAACGCAGGACACGAAAACCGGCCTGCTGCGCGGCTGGCTGAACAACACGCAGCTGGTGAACGTGCCGCGCGCGGCGCTGCTGGCTGACCAGGTGAGCGAGGATGATTTCTACGATGTGCGCGTAGGCGGCGGCATCAAGGTGCAGCGCCAGGGCGCGATTGAGTGGGTGACGGTGCCCGACATCGGGCCGTCATGCCTGGCGGGCCTGCAGTACCAGGACAAGATGCGCAGCGAACGCGGCGGCGCGTCGCTGGACCTGATGGCGCCAGGGCTGCAGCTGAATAGCCCGACCGCGACCGGAACGGAAAGGGAAATCGGCGTTAAGGAACAGCTGGCCGCGCTGTTCGCATCCAACCTGGCGCAGACGCTGCTGCGCAATGCGTACCTGATCGCGCACAAGCTGATCCGGTATGACATGGGCAGCCAGGTGCAGGCGCGCGACGGCGGCGAATGGCTGCAGGACCAGCCCGGGCGCTGGCCAGGTCGCGATGATGTCGCAATCGTGATCGGCCTATCGCCTGCAGAGCGGGCGCGGCGCCTGGCTGCGCTCGCATCGGTGATCGACCAGCAGGAAAAAGCGATTGCCGCGGGCCAGGACGGAATTCTGACCACGAAGGGCCAGCTGTTCCGCGCCATGACGGAATGGACGCGCACGGCGGGCCTGGATGCGCCGGAACGCTACTGGCTGGATCCGGATTCTGATGCCGCGAAGAAAAAGCAAAAAGAAAATGATGCAATGGCGAACGCGCTGGGCAAGGCGCAGGCCGAACTGCTGGGCCGCGTGAAGATCCTGGAAAGCCAGGTTGACACTTACAAGGTGCAGCTGCAGGAGGCCGGAAAGTATTGGGCCGAAGTGATCCGCGCAGAAGTTGAGGAAATGAAAGTGCTGGGACACAGCACGGCGCAGCTGGAAGCGGCCAAGGTCGGCGGCGTCATGCGTTCCGGTGCGCTTGCGAACGCGGCAGAGGGGACCGGCAAGGCGGCGGGCGAAATGGCCGCGGCGCCGATGCCGCCAGCTGGGCAGCTGCCGCCTGGGACGATTAACTAATGGGCACGCTGCGCGATTATTCATTTCTGCAGGATCTGGCCGACCAGGTGCGCCGCTGCAACGCTGCGCCCGCGTTCCTGCAGGCGCTGCATGAAGCGCGGCAATCGTTTTTTGTGTCCTGGGTCAATTCCCGCGACGCGGCCGAGCGCGAAAAGCTGTATGCCGAACTGCAGGGGCTGATCCGCCTGCAGGCGGCGCTGCAGACCATCCTAAACAGAGCCGAAGGGGCGAAACGTGGACGAGAAAAAACAGGGCGATAAGCAATACCTGGGCGACCAGGCCGCGGGCGAAGTGGACGCCAGCCAGGGCTGCATGGCGCGCAAGGCGATGCAGGCGAAGGCGATGCCCGCGGAACCGTGCGCCGAAGCGACGTTGCCGCCAGCTGGGGGTGACGCGAAATGAGCGCAAACGGCCAGGGCCAGGACCAGGACCAGGTGATCGGCAAAAATGGGCGCGCGGATCCGCAGGCCGGAAAAACCGCGTCGCAGCGCGGCGCGACCAGGCGCAGCGGCAAGCCGCCGCTGGAACAGGTGCGCGACCTGCTGGGCGGGGACGCTGCGGGCGCTGCAGGCGACGCTGGCGCGGGTGATACCGGCGCACCAGGCAAGGCGGGCGCGTCGCAGGGCGGGGCTGCTGGCAAGGCTGGCGGGCAGGCTGCGCAGGCGGGCGACCAGGGCGCCGCAGCTGGGGACCAGGGCGCCGCAGCTGGCGACCAGGGCGCCGCAGCTGGGGACCAGGGCGCCGCGGCGGGCCAGGACCAGGGCGACCAGGGCGCCGCAGCTGGGGACCAGGCGAAGGCGAAGCCGAAAACCTGGAAAGAGGCGGCCGAACGCCTGGGCCTGGAACCGGACGAACTTTACGGGCTGGAACTGAATCTAGCGGGCGACCGCGGCACGATGACGCTGGGCCAGGTCAAGGATCTGATTCAGGCGCACGGCGCCGCGCTGCCGGAAATTTCCGGCCTGATGGCGTCCACGAAACAGGCAGAGGCCGCGGCGCGCGAGCAGCGCGAAACGGTAAACGCAGAGGCGAACGTGATCCGGCGCGATTTGATCGCGGTCATGGGCGCAATGGGGAACGTGCCGCCGCAAGTGCTGGCGGAAGTTCGCACGCTGCAGGCGAAGCGCGCAGAACGTGAATTGCGCTTGACGCTGGACGCAGTGCCGGAATGGCGGGATCCGCAGGTGTTCCGCCAGGACAAGGCAGAGATTGCCGAAATGCTGGGCAGGTACGGCTACAGCAGGGCCGAGTTCGACGCCGTGGACGATTCGCGGCTGATGTTGTTCCTTCGCGACCAGGTGCGCGCCCGTAGAGCGGCGCGCGACGCAATCGCAAAGGCTGGCGATAGCACCGCCGATGTGAACAGGAACGCGCAGCAGCCGACCGGCCGCGGCGCACTTTCGGCGGGCGCTCTTAATGCCGCACGCATCGCAGCTGCCAGGACTGGCGGCCGCGTTGCGAAAACGCAGGCGGTCGCCGCTCTACTCAAAGGGAAATAATCATGGCGAAGGTCACAGGGACCACGTTAGCCGCTGCTGCATTCGGCGGCCTCATCAATGAAGATCTGATGCAGCAGATTTTCGACATCAGCAACATTCCGCTGCCGATGGCCGACATCGTGGGCAGCGGTTCGCATTCGAACAGCTACTGCGAGTGGCAGATCGCCGCGCTGGCTGCGCCGGATACCGCGAACGCCAAGATTGACGGCGCGGACGTTTCGACGAACGACGAAAAGATCGGCACCAGGGTCGGCAATCAGTCGCAGATTTCCACGAAGCGCGTGCAGGTTTCGACCAGGGCGCAGGCGTCCGATGTCGCGGGGCAGAACGACGCCCTGGCGTATCAGATCATGGAGCGCCAGAAGGAACTGCGGCGGGACGTTGACGCAATTTCGGTGACGCAGCAGGCGAGCGTTGCCGACAACGGCGCCGTTGCAGGGAAGTCGGCTGGCCTGGGCGCCTGGCTTACGTCGAACGTGAGCCGCGGCGCTACCGGTGCGAACGGTGGCTTTGCGTCGGGCATCGTGGCGACGCCGACGAACGGCACGGCGCGCGCACTTTCGGAAACGAACGTGCGCAACGTCGCGCAGAGCGTCTATCAAAACGGCGGGAATCCGACCGTGGCGATGTCAACGCCTGCACTGGTCCGGAAGTTTTCGGAATACCTTTTCAGCGCCACGGCGAAAGTCGCAACGCTGATGTCCGATGTCGGCCAGGCGCGCGAAGCCGCGGTAGCGAAGGGCAGCATCAATGTGTTCGTGACGGATTTCGGCGTGACGCTGGAATTGACCGCGAACCGCCTGCAGCCGGTGGTGGACGCAACGCACGTGAATTTCTACCTGATTGATCCGGAATATGTGGAACTGTCCTACCTGGCCGGATACAGGGTGGAACCGATGGCGAAAACGGGCCTGGCTGACAATCGGCTGATGTCGGTTGATTGGTCGCTTAAGGTGCTTAACGAAGCGTCGCAAGGCGTGGTCGCTGACAACGATCCCGCGCTGGCGGCGGTCGCCTAGAACGGCGAGCGAGGAAAGGGCGGCGCGATGGATCGGGACGTTTTCGATGGCCTCTGGCTGCAGCGGTATCGCTACCAGGCGCACGAAGGAAAGCTGTACGTGGAAACGTCCCAGCCGTCGCGCCGTTTGATCCTGGAGCGCAACCAGGCGCTGCGTGCGGATCCTGGCGCGCTACGGAAAACCGATGTCATGCGCCAGGTCGCGTGCATCCCGCTTGAGGACATGGAAGCGCTGGTCGCGAAATATCCGGACCTGCGCAATTATCGCGACAAGGCTGCGCGTGAGCGGGCCTGGGCGCGGCTGCTGAATTCGCCAGAGGCGCAACCTTACAAGGTGACATGATGCGAAATTTCGTTCGGGCAAGGCAGGGCGTCGCGACGCGGATTTTCCCGCACCAGGGGAATGAAGATTTCCTGAAAGGGGCGAGCGCGCTGCAGGCGGCGCCGTCCGCGATGCTGCCAGCTGGTCCAGCGCTCGCTGGCGGCCAGGTCGCGGTGGCTTACGGGCCGGTCAACATAACCGCATCGGGGGCAGCGCCGATGTTTTTTCTTACCGCTGGCGGCGCGCTGCCGCCTGGCCTGGTGCTGTCCAGCGCGGGCGTGCTATCGGGCACGCCGACCGCGGCGGGCGCCTACGCATTCACGGTGCGCGCGCAGAACCGCGCGGGCATGGTGCAGACTGACTACACGCTGACGGTGATCCCATGATTTCCAATCTTGCAACGCTGCGCATTGCGCTGGCCGACTACCTGGAACGCCAGGACGCGACGCAGGGGCAGCTGGACCAGTTCATTGACAACGGGCGGCGCCAGGCTGCGCGGTTCAACGCGCGCGAGCAGGAAATCGCGCAGCTGCTGACGCTGGATGCGGACCTGCAGGCCGCGCTGCCGGATCGGTTCAAAGAGGCGCGCGCGCTTTACACGGTGGAAGGCGTCAACGTGCCGCAGATCGGTTCCGTGTTCGCGCCTAGCGACGAAATCGGCTATCGGATCATGCGCGACCAGGTGCAGCTGTCAGGCGGCGGCGTGCTGGTTCCTGGCGACCAGGTGGAACTGCTTTATTTCGAATATCCGTCGCAGCTGGTCGCGGACGGCGACACAAATGCGTTCCTGGTCGCGAATGCGGATCTGTGGGTATGGTGCGCGGTCCAGGACGGCGCCGCGTTCTATCGCAATGAGGCACTGCAGGAAACGGCGCTGGGCCGCGTCCAGGACATCGGCGGGCGGATCCAGCAAACAGCGAACAAGGGCCGCCAGTACGGCGGGCCGCGCGTCATGCGTTTAAGGGGATAGCAAAATGGCACTTGAAGATTTGACCGGAGCGAGCAAGGGCCTGGCCGCGCTGGTCGCGACGAATCCTGACGGCCTGGATCCGAAATCGGAAGGCGACAACCATATCCGGGGCATTAAAAATGTCCTGCTTAATACTTTCGGGCCGATGCAGCCGGTATCGGTAAACCTGCCGCAGAACGGGCAGGCGCTGAAATGGAGAGCGGGGGGTGTCAATGCTTTTCAGACGAGCATTTATGACGACCTGCCTATCGGTTCGGTGCTGGACTACGCGGGATCTGTGGCGCCTGCGGGCTGGGTGTTTTGCGATGGCGCGAGCCTGGCGACCGGCGGATTCGCAGAACTGTTTTCTGTGATCGGCTATACGTTCGGCGGATCCGGCGCGAACTTCAATGTTCCAGACCTGCGGCGGCGCGTGAGTGTGGGGGCTGGCGGAACGGGAACCGCGGTGCTGGGAAACGCGCGCGGGAATTCCG